ATGTGTTTGCATCCAATGAAGCTGCATTTGAATAGAGAGCGAGTTTTAATGTATCGCTTGATATATCATGATCGCCATCTAACAACTGCTGTTTGAATGTTGCACAAACTGCTTGGTTAATTGCCATGTTTTAAGCCCTCCTTAGGCTTGTGGGTCTGCTGACGGTAAAGGAACTCGCAAAACGCCGTCCGCATACTCGTCTCTACGTTTACGTCCCATCTGCTCATTAGCAAATGCTGTTAAAGCAGTTTGGAACTTTTGAGTGTATAATTGCATATCTTGAATGTTTTTCAAGTATGAAAACGTTTCGGACAACACACCATATAGTAAAACTTCAGGTGCATTATTGGATATGAAAGTAGTTGTATTAGTATTACTTAATCTTTCCGGAGTTTCATTATACCACATTTCTATGGTGTAAACTTGATCAGGTGTAGGAGCTAGCATTAAAGTATTATTGTCCCAATTAGCCCAATATCTAGGTTGCCCAGTATCAGTTGTTGTGGACCGTTGAACACTATATTCATCCATAAAAGTCGTATCTCTTTGCTCCAACCAAACACGATTATTATTTGAATCAATTAATTGAAGACCTCTAGCAAATCGAAATCCACCCTCAGGACCCGATACATCTAAAAAAGCATTATTGGCTGTGCAAGTTGTGGTTGCATATCTTCTTTGAGCATCACTATCAAGAAGTCGATCTATTTGATTTTCAATATTAGTGATAAAAACGTTAATAACAGAGTTAGATAGAACATTGCTATCTACCTCAGTGTAATTTCGGACATTTGTTAAAAGTTCAGAATAGTTCATGATATACTCACGGTAACTCTACCAAGACGGACTAAAGGATTCAAGTCTCTTGTTTCTGTAGAGGGTATCATTCCTGTTGATGTAAAGGAGCTATCTCCTGGAGATCCAACAAATACAGTCACAGGCTCTTGTCGAGCGGGCCTGGGGTCTTGTAATGCTTCGGGATCCGCTGCATGATAAGGAGGATCAAGTTGTGGATGTTTGGGTTCAAAACATTCGGGACAAGTAAAGAGTCCGTTCCACTCTTGTTGTAATTCTAAATATTTATATTGTTGACCACATCGATCACATATAGCTAAAGAATATTTACCAACAGCAAAAGTCATTGTTAGATGTAAGAACGCATGGGGACAATGTGAGCTGATACTCTTTGAGTGTCCTCATTTAACGCTCTATTTAATTCTGTTTCATAAACCTGACTGAGCATTTGCATACGATCAGGTGCTATTTCTTGAGAAAGATAATAAGCTAGTCCAGAAACTGTTGCGGGAAGAAAACGATAGGGAGCATCGGGTGTATTGGTATAAGCACCTACATCTTCAATTCTTCCAACATAGTAATAATTAATTTGAGTATCTGTTGTATCGGGAGTTTGATATAAATTTATTTCTACGTTCGCTAAATTTCTTCTAACATAATATTGACTAGGTCTTCCTTGATCAGCTTTATTGGGAAGAGCTTCATATTGTGATCGACTAATTTTTGTAAGAGTTGTATCGGTAGTTGTGCCATCATTATTAGTTTGTCTAAAAACAGCTTCTAAAATATCACTAGCATCACTCGGTGCTGTGTAGGTAGTTGTACCGGCAGTTAAATTAGCTGTTTCATTTTGAATTTTCCAAAGATGAACACCTCGGTTACCCCATTCTGAAAATAATAAATTAAGGTTATCTCTAGCTGCCGCTAGCTCATATCCTGTTCTAACAGATTTACCACAACGAGCATAAGCACGTTCAATAATTCGATCAAAACTTAAATCAAAATTAGTTGTTCCCGAGGTAGCCATAAATTACTTCTTCTTTGACTTTGCAGCTCCGCCACGTTTCATTCCCATAGCCATAGCTTTTCTAGGGGAGACACCGCCTCCACCCATCATTTTCATCATACCGCCGCCTCTTTTTTTGACGACATTTTTCTTTTTCATCATGATGTTTTCTCCTTTTTAAATAATTTTTCGTACGTTTCTTGCCTTGTTCTGACGACCTCGTCATAATACTCGGCTGGCCACTTTTCATAATAACCTATCTTATGTAGTTTGCAACTTGCTTCGTACAACTGTTTAAACTTCTGTATAAGCATCATGGAATAGCCTAAATCGGAATGATAAGTGCAATTGTCTGTTGGATCGACTAAAAATTCTTCTCCATCAGCAGTTGCAGGATTATCAGGATGAAACCCCATAAAATATACATCACGTCTGTTATATGTTTTATTGTAGAAATCTATCTTTTCTTGAAATTGTTCAGGTGTATATTGCTCCCAAAAAGGGTCACAAAAGATAATAATATCGTGTTGTTTTTTATTCCAATCTTTCAATACACTGGTGAGATGTTTTTCATACTTAGATTTATCCATACGAACTTCAATTCGAAGCTTACCTTCTTTTCTCCATTTGGCAGCAAAAGGACATGCCGGAAAACCTAGATGTTTGTTCATTGGCTCTAAGACTTGCTTAGACCATTCGAGTACATCCTCTTTAATTTTTTCTGCTTGTTTTTTTCGAGACAAAAGTTTTTACATTCGTAGGCTTTCCGCCTGGATTGCCAGCAGCACGCTTACGACGTACTGCTGACGCTTTTTGAGAACTTGACATACTTCTTGCTTTTGCAATCGGTACGCACTTTGGATACTTTCTTTTTGATCCTTTTGATCTTCCGCAAGGTTGATACTTACCGTCTTTTTTAGGTGCACCAATGTCCACCCAACGTTCTTTCACCCATTTACGAAGACCATTTTGAGCCATTAAAATACTGATCTGATAACTTCAATGACAACAAGCACAGCAACAACAGAAACAAAAATCTTTGCTTTGTTATTTAGCTTGTTCCACATGTTTTTGATTTTATCCATGATTAACCTCCTTAAACATAAAGTTTGGTTTTCTTACGTCTATTGTCTGCAACCATACCACATCCAGCAGCGACCATTTCACCACCGTTAGCTTTTCTTTGTGCGGATACGGCTTTTCTCTTTTGAGACTTAGATTTACCACCAGGGGTAACTTTACCAGAACATACTGCACTCGCATACATATTTGCGTAAGCAGATGGGTAAACTTTAAACTTTCTTTTTGCGGCGGCTTTTCCTTTTGAGCAGAGTTTTGCCATTTTTTTTACCTCCAGGCTTCATAATTTGTTGTGCCATTTGTGATCTTGAAATAGACATTATTTTAATTGATTAATATCTTTCTTAATATCGTCAAACTTTTCCATGAATCTTTTTTCCATTTCATCTAATTTAATTTGAACTTCAATCATATGTTTTTCTAAAGATTCAATTTTTACTTGATCTGCCTTTAGTTCTTGAACATCAGTATACATAATGAAAGTTGTGCCGACTCCGACAAAAATGACACCTAGTAGAGCTACACTCAAAGTTGCAATATTTAACCAGTTTTTGAGTTTATCTACTAAAGTCATATGTCATCCTATCATCAATGTTCCATTTTGCGAATGCTTTTTACGAAGATTCTTCCTTGAATTTCTTCTAGCTCCGCCTCTGCTTCACCACAAGTAATTAATACGGTTGGACCCATATTACGTTTCATTAGACGCTTTTTCTCTAAACAATCACTAATACTTTCTGTGTAAGTGTGCTCTAATAATTCACCATTGCCACTAAATAAACAAAGAACAATAACTACTTTCCACATTAGTAGCCTCCGTTTCCATTACCGTTTGCAAACTTAATTTCTCTTGTTGCATCTTTTAATTTTTCAACGTCTTTTTCTAGTTGATCTACCATTTCTTCTAAATGTTTGATCATAATCTTCGTGTCAGCATTTTCATCTAAAGTTGCTTGTTGTTTTTCAACTTGTCCTGATAAGAATTCTAATAACATATATTGTTCATCATCGGCAGGTAGATTACCCATCAAACCTCTGGGCCATTTAATTCGAAACTCTGTGTTTAACTCAACATCCTTTTCCATTAATTCTAATCGAGTAGAATGTTGATTAAGGGTTTCGACTATTCCAAAATAAGCATAAACTCCTAGTGCTACGGCAGTGACAATAGAAATTAAATTTCTAATTGGCATACCAACTGTTGTCTTATCGCTTA